CCGTGGGCTGGCTGTCCGTGGTCAGCCGGAAATCAGCCTGGTACACGTACAGGAACTCGTCCTCCCGGTCAGCGAACTGGGCCTGCAGCCACTCGAATGGTTCGCCGATCACGCGGACGCCCCAGGTGAACGTGAACTGAGGCTCGTCGATGATGCGCGGGTCAGGGATATTGTGCGTCATGGGCAGCAGTCAACCACATGCCCGCGCATAGCGCTAGTCCTCGGCGTCCACGGTGTCGTCGACATCGCCGTCGTTGCTGGCGTCCACGGCGGGACAGGTGCACTCGGGCGGGGCGCTGTTCACGGTGGCGTCGGAGAAGTGGTTGCCGCCGCGGGTCTCAGGAGCGGTCTTCCCGCCCTCGAACGGCTCTGGCTTGGCTGTTGCGTACTTGTCCATGGCTACAGGCTATCCTGCTCGTACGGCTCCAGCCACCGGGGGTTGGCCAGGGTCCACTCGACGGTCTTGCGGAGGGACTCGTGGAAGGCGACTGAAGGCTTCCACCCAGTGGCGTTCATCTTAGAGTCAGTCAGGCCGTAGTGCAGGTCGTGGCCCGGCCGCGCTTCCAGGTTGTCGTACTGGTACTTGATGGAGTTGTGCCCCATGATCCTCGCGACGAGCTTGGCCATGGCGAGGTTGCTGACCCGGATCGGGGAGGCGACGTTGTACCGGTCAGGCCATGTGGTGCCGTTACTGAACAGCGCGGGCGTGCGGTTCTCCAGCAGGAACTTGATGGCCGACGCCAGGTTGCGGGCGTGCAGGTAATGGCGCGTGCCCACGTGCTGCTCAGTGCCGTGAATGGTGATCGTCTCGTCCTTGAGGATCTTGCTCATGAGCAGCGGGACGAACTTCTCCGCGTCCTGGCGCTCGCCGAACATGTTCATGCAGTTCACGATGATCAGCGGGACGCCGTAGGTGCGCCAGTAGGAGATCGCGATGGCCTCCTGGGCCGCCTTGGACGCCGCGTAAGGGTTGGACGGCAGGATCGGGTCCCACTCCGGGTGATCCCAGTCGCCGGCGATGCCGTAAGCAGGACCGTATACCTCGTCCGTCGAGACCCACACGACAGCCCTGGGCTTGATGGCCCGCGCCAGCTCAAGGGTGTGCAGCGCTACGCTCACGTTGTTCCGGACGAACGGGACCGGGTCGGCAATGGACCTGTCCACGTGTGACTCCGACGCGTACGCGACGATGTAGTCCGTGCCTTCCAGCCCGAACAGCCCCTCCCAGCCTGCAAGGGGCGTGTTCAGGTCGTGCTTGAAGAATCGCATGCAGTCCGGCCAGTCCGCGGTGATCTCGTCGAGGCGTTCCATGCGCCCGTGGTGCCGGAGGGAGTCAGTGGCGACGATCTCCCAGTTGGTGCCTTGCAGGACGTGGTCGACGAAATGGCTCCCGGCGAACCCGGCCGCTCCCGTGACCAGGACCTTGGGCGGTCGTGACACTTCAGTGATCTCCCTCACGCGTCCACCTCGTCCAGGATGAAGCACCCGTCGACATGGCGGACTACCAGGTTCACGGTCTCGTCGGGAAGGCTCAGGCGCGTCTCCATGACCTCTGGCAGCGCCGCGGCCGTCAGGATGGCGTAACCGCGGGCAGGCGTTATCCCGTAGTCGATCTCCAGCCGGTACACGGCTACCAGCAGGTGGCTAGGCGAGTAATCCAGGTCGCTCACAGCATCTCCTCAGTTCTTCCCAGCGGCTCCACGGAGACCACAGTACCAGCGGGTACGCAAGGCCCTGCCGACTGATCCTCTTCCGTACTGTTGAAGGGCAGCACCCCCTCCCCCCTCACTACAGGAGTCGAAATGCCTGTTGCCACCACGCCGGTCACCTCCGGTTCCATCACTACCGTCTGCACTGTCAGCTGCCTCGACCCCGTCACGGTCAAGAACCAGGGACCGGCCACCGTGTTCCTCGACATCCAGAACGGCGCCAACCCCTCGTCGGTCACGGCCGACCAGTCTTCTACCGGCGGCTACCCCCTAGCACCGGGCGATACTTGGGCGCAGCCGCCTTACAACACCAGCGGCATCATCTACACGCTGTACGCCATCACCGCGGAAGGCACGGCCTACCTCACCGTCATAGGCAGCTAGCCGAGTACAGGGCCGTGGTGTCCGTAATGGCGTAAGGCCCTAGCGGAACTAGCTCGTCAAGCGCCTGCTTCACTCCGGGGCAGCAGCACTCAAGGTAGTCGTGGCACGCGATTACGCCCCCGGAATGGAGCAGGCGCTTCGCGTTGACGAAGTCGAACTTCACCGTCTCGTAGCTGTGGTCCCCGTCCAGAAAGATCAGGCCGTAGTGGTCCTCGGGAAGCTCGGGAGCCGCAGTGAAGAACGTCTCCTGCCGGAGTTCTACGCGGTCCTCCACGCCGTGCTCCGTCAGGTTGAACTGCATGATAGGCAGCGTCGGCGGCTGGCACCAGGAGTGCGGGTCTACGGAGGTGACGTGCAGGGCGCCCCCCAGGGCCATCGTGATGGCCGAGAAGCCGTAAGCCGACCCGACCTCCAGTACGCGCGTTCCTCGCGCCAGAGACGCCAGCCTGGCCGCCTCAGCCTCGGTCAGGGACGTGCGGATGGCGGGGCCGTCTGACGCTCCCTCAGGCATGACGTAACGCCAGTCGAGGTGCATCACGGCTTCCTCCTCAGGGCGCGCGGCCGGTCGCTGGTGACGTTGGGGGCGTCGCGGTGGGCTACCGACGTGATGTCCGGGCAGAACCCCCACGCGACGCCCGCCGCTAGCCAGCGTTCTACAATGTCCCAGTCGATCGTGGGCTGGCCGTCATCCCGCCAGTTGGCCACGGACAGCAGATCCCGGCGGTGCATGATGGAGGACGTGGACACCTGAGCGAACGCAGGAGGTGCCGCACCCGATACCCAGTCGCCGAACGGCTCGTGAATCAGGATGCGCGAATAGGAGAACCCGGCGTCCGGACGTCGCTGCAAGACGTCCGACAGGCTGTCCACGTGATCCGGCAGAAGCTCGTCATCATCGTCCAGGTACGCGATGAGCTCCCCGTCGGCTATCTCCGTGCCGTGCAGGCGTGCGAAGTGCCCCCAGCGAGAACCTGCGGGATGCTCAGGCAGGAACGCTAGCTTAAGCTCGTAGCCGTCCTGGTAGGGGCGCGCTATCACGTCCAGCAAGTCGGCAAGGTACGGATTAGGGCCGTCCGATACCACCACGTGCTGGACAGGGCGGTACGTCTGCAGCGCAACGGACATGATGGCCCGGAGCAGGAAGGCGTCGCGGTCCCAGGTGGGAGTTACGACGCTTACTAGCGGGCTGCTAGCCATTCGGCGTACCAATCCGCAGTTTCCTGGACCTTGTACGGCCAGGTGTTCTCGCACACGGGGTAGTCGGCCACCACTACCGCGTTACGCGGCTCGCCGTCCCGGCCCTCGACGATCTTCACTTCGGACTTGGACCGGGGGACCGTAGCCAGGATGTCCCGCGCTACCTGCTCAACGGAGATCCCGTGCCCGCAGCCGGCCTCCACCACCTCACCGTAAGGACCACTGATGGCCGCGACGAGAGCCTCGGCTACATCATCCACGTAGACCGGGTCGATGACCTGGGCGCCCGTACCGCACAGCTCTAGGGGCATGTCCGTCAGGGACCGGGTCGCGAAGGTGGGGAAGAACTTGTGGACGCTGGCGGTGCCGTGCGGCGGGCCTACCGGCTGCCAGGGGCCGTACACGTGGTAGGCCCTGACTACGACGACCTTCTCCCCCTTCCACTGCGCTCGCGCTAGGCCCAGCTCTTCGGCGCACGCCTTGGTGATGGCGTAAGGATTCGGCTGGCCCTTGTGCCCGGTGCCTACCTGCACTACCGGGATGCTGTACTCGCTGGCGACGTCGTACACGTTCAGGGCGCCTAGGATGTTAGTCTCTGCGGCCTTCACCTCGCGCCCGAATAGCTCAGGAGTGCCGAGCACCCCGGCGAGGTTGATGATGGCGTCCGCATGCTCGCCGTCCACGGTCAGCCGGAGCGCCCCCGCATTGCGGATGTCGCCGAACGGGAGATCGTATGAGATGAGCTCGTGACCTCCCCGCTGGATAGCGCCTACAACTGCCCTGCCGATGAACCCGCTGCTGCCGGTAACCAGAATCTTCATGGCGCCCATCCTATCGGAAGCTCTTCACTGTGGTGACGACTTTCTCTACGTCCAGGTGCGTCATCTCGGGGTACAGCGGCAGCGTGGCTATCGCCTGCCACTCCTCTTCGGCGACGGGAGTAGCTGACACATCGTGCCCGAACACCGGGTAGTGCGTCAGCGGCTTATAGTGGACCCCGGCGGACACGCCATTACGGAGCATGTGGTCGATGAACTTCGGGCGCAGGTCCGGCGCCATGCGCACTACGAACAGGTGACAGGACGACTCAGGGCTTAGCTTAGGGACACGCAGCCACGGCAGTCCGCCTAGGGCCTCCGAGTACTGGCAGGCGATCAGGAACCGGGCCCGGTTCAGGACCGGCAGCCGGCGGAGCTGAACGCGCCCGATCGCCGCCGTGATGTCGTTCATGTGCATCTTGAAGCCGTCTTCGGGGATGTCGTAATCCCAGTTGTAGCCGGTGCGCTTGTTCCGGTCACGGTCCCAGGTGCTCTTGGAGATGCCGCACCAGCGCAAGCGCCTGAGCTTCTCAGCGACCGACGAGATGTTCGTGGTGACCATCCCCCCGTCCCCCGCGGCCAGGTTCTTGACCGCATGGAAAGACCAGCACGCCGCGTCCCCCTGCGTTCCGGCGGAAGTAGAGCCCGCGGCGTGCGCGCAGTCCTCAATGATGACGCCAACGCGTTCCCGGACATCCGGCGGGATGATGCCCACGGAGCCGCCGTACCACACGGGCACGAGGCCGGGCGGAGAGGGCTTGTCCAGGCGGTCCAGTAGCTCCCGGACACTGTCCCAGCTGATGCCCAGGTGCCGGGCGTCCACGTCAGCGAAGTGCACCGTCTTGCCTGCATGCTGCATCGCCTGAGCGGTGGACGCGAACGTCAGGGAGGGCGTGATCACGTGAGAGCTGGGCAGCTCCAGGGCGCGCATGGCCAGTTCCAGGGCTGCGGTGCAGGAACTGGTCGCGACGGCGTAACGCGTTCCGACAAAGGCCGCGAACTCCTGCTCAAAGGCTTCGGTCTCTGGCCCCATCCCCCAGAAACCGGAGCGCATGACGCGCGTGACGGCCGCGATCTCCTCGTCGGAGCAAGCAGGCTTGAACAGCGGGATCATAGGGATAGCCACCTCGTTGCTGTCATGCGGATCATGCCTTCCGTGAACGCGTCTTGCTTGAAGCCGTTGCGGCGGTAGAACTGGATAGCGTGGTGGTTACTGGGCAGGACGTGCAGGTTGTACTCCTGGTAGTCATACACCGACATAAGGAGCTGCAAGGCCCGGCTCATGGTTCCCGGCGGCGCGATGTCCGGACGCCCGTTGAGTACGCGCTGAACCTCGCGATTTCGGACGTCCAGGCCGATGGTGCCGACCCTCACGCCCTGTGCCTCAGGGGTATCTGTGCGCACCATGTACATGTGGTCAGACGAACTTAGAGCGTACACTTCGCGGTACCACTTGAGGTGCTCGTCCTCCGTCACCTCGCCGCCCGGAAACCATTTCGCGTTAGCGTTGCGCCAGCTGACCATTAGGGCGGCGTCGTCTTCGCTTATCTTAGTCAGCGTCGTCTCGCTCACCCCGGCGTCCAGGTGGAGGAGGGGGTGAACCGGTGAGTTACCAGGTAGCGGGGGATCGGATAAAACGGGAAGTGCTCGGCTATGCGCTTCAGGAATATGCCGTCGCAGTGCCTGGTGACGGTCGGGTCCAGCAGCTCGTGAAAGTATGGCTGCGTGAGCTTGTCCAGGCACGACTTGCGGTGCATGACCTGGCCGCCGTCAATGCAGCAGTCCACCGCGTCGGGACCGCGGACAACGTCAGCACCGATGCCGATGTCCCCAGCAGTCACGTCTCCTGGCTGGCAGACAGTCAGGTGTCGCATTCCCGCGTAGACGGCACTGATTGCCGGGTTGTCGTCCAGGACCCCGGCCATAGCCTTGAAGCAATCAGGGTCTATGACGTCGTCGTCCGCCAGGAAGAAGACGTGATCTCCGTTAGCGCGAGGGTAGTACTGATTGAGCAGCCACGTGGTAACGTACACGCTTCCGTCGCGGGGAACATCGTCCAGTACCTCGTAGTGCAAACGAGGGTCGCCCTCGTATCCCTTATCTACGAGCCAGTCATCGATAATGCACCGGGTGCGACCTTCATCGGTGCTGTTCTCCAGCAGCCATAGTTCCCAGTCCTCGCGAACCTGGTTCCACACGCTCTGCAGGGCGTCCAGCACGTACGAGCACTTGTTGTGCGACGTCAGGAACACGCTGACGCCAGTAGTCATTCGCCCTTCTCCCACGTCGTCAGGAACCAGGTACCGTCCGAAAACTCTACCTTGACTATCTTCTGGCCTTGCAGGCCCAGGCGCTTGACCAGTTCCTGCGCGCCGAAGCCGTACTTCCGCGAAGTTCCCTGCAGCCACGGGGGGTTATCGGGCATGCGACTCCGCCTCCTTAAGGGCCTTGTCCATCAGGGCGCTGGCCTCGTCTCGCTTGTCAGGGTAAAGGGCGACGGCCGTAGCGTAAGCCACCAGCAGCTCCCGGAACGTGTCGTGCGTGATAGTGACGTCGCCCTCAGGCTTCCGCTTAGCGAACAGTCCCATCCTTGAACTCCCATCCGTAAGGGAACATGCTCTTGTAGGCGTTAACCCACTTCTGCCAGTTGCCCTCAATCGTGTACTCGCGCCGAACCAGGTCCTGGGCTGCCGCCCCCATCTTCTGCCGCAGCTCCTCGTCGGAAGCCAGGAGGGTCAGGTACTTCAGCCACTCGTGGTCCTGCTTGACCAGGAAGCCCGTCTCGCCGTGTCGGATGAACCTCCGGTATGGCTCAACGTCGGATGCGATGGCCGGTATTCCGCGTGCCGCGTACTCGATTGCCTTGACGGGGGACTTGGACTGGGCGAACTTGGTGTTGATGAGCGGGCAGATGCCGATGTCGAAGTCCAGCACGCGGTAGAACAGCTTCGGCTCGTCCGTGATGTGGACCCAGGGCATGTACATCATGCGCTCAGGGCGCACGCCCTTGAACAGGTGACGGTAGTCCTCGCCGCCGATGCACAGGTCCCAGTTCGGGTTGCGGTGCAGGAAGCGCTTCACCTGCGGGGCCATCGACTCAAGGTCCTTGCGGTGCGAGCCGCCGCCCATCCACCCCAGGCGCATCCGGTCGTTGGCCCGCTCGTCGTGAGGCAGGTCCAGGGTCCACGCGGGAACGTAGTTGGGGAGGATCTCGACGCGCGCGAGGGGGGCCACGGAGCGGTGCAGGTCCCCCAGGACGGGAGAAGTGCAGGTAATCATGCTCGCCGTCTTGGTGTACCTCTCGACGGCCTCCCGGACCTCTGTGCCCTCCTCGTACGTGGAGTAGGCCATCTCGTTGTCCCGCGTGATGTTCCAGACGTCGTCATCGTTCTCGTAGACGGTGCGCAGGCCGACGGTTGACCCCCAGCGACGCCACAGGCCAAGGCCGTCGAAGTAGTTCACCCGCTGGACGACGATCAGGTCCACGTCCTTGGCGTCGTCGATGCTCAGGAGGGGCGGGGCGTCCTCAGCGCGCATGACCGGCTTGACCATGCAGCGGCGCCAGATGACCTCGACGTCCTCGGAGTGCTCAGCGACCGCAGTCAGTGGCGTGATGATGCGGTACCAGGCACAGCCAGTACCACCATCGTGGCACGCGAGTACCCTCATCGACCGTCGATCAGGATAGCGACGATGACGCCGGACAGGAACGCGCCGAACAGGACTGCTCCGCCCCATACAGGGGCCGTGATGACCGGCCAAGGGACAGTAGCCCAGGCGCCGGAGAGCTTGAGGCCGAGGAAGGCCCAGAACGTGAGTGCCAGCAGAGTGCCGCAGAACCGGATCATGCGCCCGATCTTACACCATCGGGCTACCGGGCAAGCAGCTTCAGGTCCGCCTGGATAGCGTCGATCGCGACCCCGTGGCCACCGCGCTTGGCCGCGTCCATGACCGTCGGGATGATCGCCCAGGACTCGTCCGCGATGTGCGCCCACGTGCTGTAAGGGATCGCCTGGATTCCGCCCCACGTGACCGCGTACAGGTAGTTGCTGTCGTAGCCCACCAGGACCACGCAGTGACCCCCTGCGACGGGCGAGCTCAGGACGTCCAGGGTCCACGGCAGGTGCTGGGAGAACTTCTCCTCCATCGCCTGCGTTACCGTGATGCCGACGTACGCGAAATCGTAGGCGTCGATGACGAACTGCAGCGTCGGGATGTCGCTCACGCTGACTGGCGCGTAGGCGTCGATCTTGTAGCCGAGGAACCCGGTCTTCTTGATGTACGCCAGGAAGTTGCTCAGGACGACGCCCGTGTCCTTGTTCCGGGTGTACTTCAGGTAGTACTTCACGATGTCGTCGGCGCTGGCCAGGGCAGGCGGGACCGTCGACTTCAGGTCCGCGGCGACGGCCATGGCACCGTGCGAGAAGCCCGCGACGCCGCAGTCCCCGTACTGGTCGTTGCCTAGCATGCCCCCCGAGACGCCGTCGGGCACGGCGACCACCGCAGGCGGCTTGGGGAGCGATCCTGCGACGTACCAGGTCAGGTCGCGCAGTCCGACCGGCATGACCGCGGGGAGGCGGCCGTAGGTGCCCGTGGGACGCCGCTGGGGTGCCCAGTCCTCGGGTATCCAGCTCGCGTTAGTGATGGCCATTTGCCTGCCTCCGCATTCGCTCGATTGTCTCCTGGCGGATCACCGGGTAACCCGGCTCGTCCAGGACATAAAACTCGGGAGGCAGGACGCCGCGATTCAGTGATCGCAGGACATCCGCCTCCCGGCCATTGATGAACAGTCGGTTCATGCTTACAGCTTACGTCTGCCGCCAAACGCCTGGGCCGTCCTCGAACCTGCCCGTAGAGTCGCCGAAGTCCGTGTCCGACACAGGGCCGCTGCGGGGGTCGACGGACTCCCAGCCCTGGTGGTCGGCGCGGTTGTGGCGGCCGTCGGTGGCGTCGTAGTTCTCGGCGTGCTTGGGCGAGCGCGACGGGGAGCCTGGGGCCGGCTGCGTGATGTCGCCCGGCGTGCCGAGTGCCTTGTCGTTCTTCTGCGGCTCAGTCCAGCCCTTTTCCATCACGTGACCTTCTTCCACTTGTGGTTCGCGCTGTAGCCGTCGGTGCCTGGGTGCTGAGTCAGGTTCTTCTCAGCGCCAAGGTCCAGCTCGGGGGCGGTCCCGTGCGTGCCGTCAACGTCGTTGGTGGCCTCGGAGGCGCTGCCTGGTGCGCCTAGCTGGTCGTAGTCCTTGTCGGTGAGCGTGTTGGAACCGCCCATGCTGTTGCCGAATGCCGGCCAGCCCTTACCCAGGTGGCTAAGGTCCTTCATCGGGCACCTCCTCGGGTGCTTCGTCCGGCGTCGCGGACGGTGTCGGCTGGAACTCTTCGGCGGAGTCAGTAGGGACATCCTGGCGTCCCGCGAGTGCCCCGAACGCTCCTGCGAGCGGCGCGGCTCCCCACGAGACACCAGACATGTCCTTCATGACTACGGCTTCTCGGTCTTGGCGCTGCCGCGGCCGACGCCCGTGTCAGTGGGGCGCGCGTTGGTGAGGCCGGGTAGCGTCGGGCCGGGCGAGTAACCGTCGATCGCCTTGGTCCAGTCCTCAGCGCCGCCGATGTTGCCCTGCACGGTGACTTCGCGGTTCACGCCGCCGATGAACCCGAATGGGTCGGTGTAGGTAACCGTCTCCCCGCCGTGCGAGGGGTGGCCGCCCGTGGTGTTCGCCGGGACGCCCGAGTGCAGGAGCTCCTGCTGGCTCAGGCCGCTGAAGCTGGGGTCCAACTGCCCATTCTGGACGGTGACGTCCGGCGGCTCGCCCGAAGCGCCAGCGGTACCCGGCATGCCGGTGCTGTAGCTCTGGGAAATCCCGCCCACGATCTCGTCAGGCGTCTGGCCCATCTGGACAGTGGGGTCGGTGCTCTGCGCTCGTCCGTGGCGCTTCCTGCTGGGAGACTGCCGGGCCGGAACGCCGGTACGCCCCTGGTTGTGGCCGTCCTGAACGTCTGCCATTGCGTTGCCTCTCGCTAAAGGGTCTTGTACCCAGTTTAGAGCCGGTCTCCGTATTGCGCCATCAGCGACGCCTTGTCCAGCTCAGCTACCTCGTCGGCATCGGCACCTTCACTGACGGCCCACTCGCGCCACTTGGTAACGGTGCTGCGGCCGTCAGGCTTGGGCACGGATTCCTGCGAAGGAGGCTGGTTGCCGATAGTCGTGATCTGGCCGTGAACCGTGCCGTTGGCCGCGGCCTCGCGCTCTTGCAGGAGCCGCACCTGGGCCTCATCGTTGCTCAGGGGCGCAGCGTGCGCGGCGATGTCGAAATACTCGGCCAGTCCGGCCGCTACCAGGCTGGCGGCTCGCTCGTCCGGCAGTTCCTGCTTGTCATTGAGGTCCCCGCGCGACTCGGGGAGAACGTGGGTCTGGGTGATGCGGACGTAGCGCACGGGTAAGCCTTTCGTAGGAAAAGGTAGAGCCGCTACCGAGATTACCCGGTAGCGGCTCCGGCCACCTAAACCCGAAGGCTTAGTTGGCGCCACCCTTGAACAGGACGATGGGCTGCGAGCGCGGGAAGGCGGTCGCACTGGGGTTCATCAGGTTGCCGTCGGCGCGGACCACTGCGCGGAAGGACACCAGGTCGGTGCCGAACGCGAAGTCGTCGCTCCGCTCGAACCGCATCCCGCCGACCAGCCGCACGAAGTACTGCGAGAAGTCGCCGAAGGCAATCGAGGAGGTGCCAGCGCCGATGCTGGGCATGAACGGGTCGCTCACGATCGGCTTGCCAAGCAGCAGGTCCGGCGCACCCAGCACCGTGGACGGCTCCCAGACGGGGCGCCCAGTGGTGTCAGTGAGCTGGCGCAGCGTGCCCAGCGTCTGGTCGGCAGCGAGCCAGTAGCAGCTCTTGCTCTGCCGGTAGGGGGCGATGACCGAGTACTGCATGGTCACCAGGTTGGCGTACGTCGGGGCGCCCGTGATGGCCGAACCCTGGTAGGAGCCGGTGATGCCCCCGCCCTGGAAGCTGGCCGCCGTGGTGGACCCGCCCGTGACGACGATCGGGGCGGTCAGGATGCCGTTCGTGATGCCGCCAACGGAGCCGGCGCTGGAGTTGATCAGCGCGTTACCGATGTTGTTACCGACCGCACGGCCGGCCGACATCGCGAGGTACCCGAGGAGGTTCACGCCAGAGTCGTCGATGAGCTCGCGGGCGATCTGAACCAGGATGCCGAACTTGTTCGACGTCAGGGTCTTCTGCGAGAACACCGGGTCACCCGTGGCGAACGTCCCGCCCTGGGCTGCCGACAGGTTAACGTAGAGGTTGCTGCCCTGGCCGACGCCACCCGAGGAGACCTGGCCGGTGTGCTGCGCGACGATCGGGATCTGGATCGGCTCGCCGCCCGTGGTGTTCAGGACGCTCGGGCCGGTCTGCATGATGCCGCTGACCTCGACCAGGTAGCTGATGAGCTGGTCGTAGAAGTCGATCGGCACGATGCCGGCGCCGGAGGGGTTGGAGAAGGAACCCGGCGAGCCACCCGCGACGTAGTTGTCGAAGAGGGTACGAGCCTCAGTGGGGGTCAGCGGGTTGCCGTAGAACGGCATGTTCATGGCCATGCGCTTGCCCATGCGGCTGCGACTGAACATGGGGTTGTCCCAGCCGAAGTCCACGGGGCGGGCGCGCTCGCCATTGCTGAGGGCGCGGATTTCCTCGTTGAGCTGCTGCACTTCGCGGGTCTCGACGCCAGCGAGGCCAGAAGCAGTCCGCGGACGGCCGGCAACCTCGTTGTAGGCGGCGTCGGTGTCGCGCATGCGCTGCTCATCCTTGAGGATCTGGCGCAGGCGGGCGTCGTCCGCGTCCAGGGCCTTGTGGATGTTGTCGAACTTGGTCTGCTCGTCAACGGTGAACGAGCGCTTCTCTTCGGTCAGCATCGCGTGCATGGACTTGATTTCAGCCCACCTGGTGTCGACGCCTTCCTTGAGACTAACGGCGAGGTCGGATGCCACGGCCATTTCCTCTCTTAGGAGTGGATTGGCTGGCTCCGTCGAAACGGCCTCAGCAGCTACTACTTACAAGCTTGCCGCGTCGCACGCCATTGTGCAAGCGGAAGTTTTACTCGGGCTCGGGAGCATCCTCTGTGTCGTCCTCAGCCTCGACGGCGACAACGTCGTCCAGGTCGCGGACCATTCGGCTGCGGAGCTCGCTCAGCTTGAGGAAAGCCGCATTCGCGTCCAGGGTGCGCTGCTCTTCGGCCGTCTCGTCGGCAACCTCAGAGGCGTCGCGGTTCACCGGGGGGCGGCCACGGGCTGGCTTGCCGTCCTCGACGTGAATCGGCTCGTGCTCCCCGCCGTGGTCCTGGACCTTGGCGCAGGGGAACCCTTCCTGGGACCGCCAGCACAGCGGGGCGTGGTCGCCATCGTGGCCCATGGCCTTGGCGCAGGGCTGGCCCGACGTCCACTGCTTGCACAGGTCGTCGTGGTTGCGGAGAGCGCGAAGCTCCTCGTCCCCGGCGTCGCCGTGCGGGTCCTCTCGGACTTCGTCCTCTTCCGTCGCGAGGACCGGGACTACAGTTGCCTCACTGAGGTTGTAGTTCCAGTTGCGGGACGCGATGCAGGGGTCATCCACCATGCGCGCCTCCGCAGCGTCAGCGCTGACCTCGGGCACTCGTGGCGCCGGGGGAGTGGAGCTACGGTCACTGCGACGGAAGAACCTGGAAGCCTGGCCGGCCTCAAGCATGCTGCGGACCTCGGTCGGGTCGGCGTCCACCCAGCGGGCAAGCGACTCGACGGCGCCGGTCATGGACCGGGAGGTGGCGGAGGTGTCGAAGTAGGCGGGGTCCAGCACGGGAGCGACGTCCACCAGCTCGACGTTGTGGAGGGTCCGCAGCGGGATGCCCTCGGAAGTCGCCGTCCACTCGTCGTCCTGGCCTGGGACGTTGCAGCGGAACGCGAAGCTTGAGTACTGGACGTCCCGGCGCTGCACGAGCTCCATGACGTCGGCGCGGTGCCGCGGGGGATTCACGTCGTAGAACAGGCCCTTGTCGTCGGCGCGCATTTCGAGCGTCCCGCCGCGGGTAGTCCCGAGGACCATGTCGTCCTTGTGATTGTACCGGCAGACGACGCCCTCATAGCCCCCGG